ATAGGATGTGGCAGTAGTTGTGATTTGTACTGAGCCAACCTCAGTTCCTTGCCTTGCAAAAGAAACCACAATTCCATCTGAACTATTGCGATTGAATCGACCAGCAACTGTGTTATCTCTTGAGACACAAAGTTGTCCAGCACTTTCTAAATAAATTCCAGTTGATGTATTGTTGCTTCCGGGGTAATCCACGGTGTAGTTGCCGCTAAAAAAAGCAGAACCGCTAGAATTCATACGGAATCGTTCTGAGCCATTTGTTGAAAGTCCAACAGAATTTGCTGCTGGTAAATATATACCGTTCCCCGTTGCGCTTGAGCCAGTTGGAATAAACTTTGTTCCAGTTACTGTTCCAAGAGAAGTTAAATTTGTCCCATCAAAAACTAAATTTGCAGAACCAGCAAATGCGCCAGCATTGTTGTACTGAATTTGAGTGGTAGAGCCGCCTGGAGAGCCGCCAGCATTAGCCCAAGTAGGCGCAGCGCCTGTGCCAGCAGAGGTCAGCACCTGACCGCTTGTGCCAGAAGCGCCCGTTAACAATAATGCAGTTGTTACGTTGGCAGAAGATAACGTTGGACTGGTTAACGTCAAGTTACCTATTGACGTAGTGGTATTACCCAAATAAACAGCCGTATTACCAAGCGTTATAGCCGTGGCAAAATTGCTGTCCAACTGAGACAGCGGAATAGCAGCGGTTGCAGTGCCAAAGGTATATGGGACAGCCATGTTAGAACCTCACTCGTAGTTCATGTTCAAATTCAAACGTGTTAACTACAAACCCTGGGTCTGTAGAAGTCATTGTCAGACCCAAATACTTACCGTATTGCTGGGCATCTGATTTATAAAGAGCATAACCGTTACTTGTCAACCAGCCAATAGTGGCGTTGGAATTATTTTTCCAAGTAATAGTTGTCCCTGAATTGTTGTACCACGTAACTGTGTTGTTCAGCACGTAGGTAGGACTGGAGCCACTTTCGCTATCCACTGTCACGTTGAATGTGCCACCAGTGGTAAGCGTAGCCTCAATACCAAACTTCAAAGCCTGCTTGGTACGGATAGGGTCTTTCATGGGCGACAAAGCCGTCTGTATCTTGCTAGACACGTTGGCAGTCGAGCTGGCATATAGCTTATACAACGACTTGTCCGCAACCCCGTACAGGTTGATGACACCGCTGACAGGCGCAGAAGTTGTGTATGTGATTGCGCCTTGGCTGGTGATAAACCACTTTTTCTCAAAGAACACCACCTGGATGTACCGCCCACCTGTTGCATACGGGTAGGTGGACTTGAGGTAGAAATTGAATGCAGCGCACAGGATGTTGTTGAGCAACACCTGACCGCCAGTGACAGGCAGGGTGAAATCTATGTACGGGAACAGACCATCTAGCTGGTCAGAAATCTTGCTGGTGGTAGAACCTACCAGCGCATATATGCCGTAGTTGTTCATAAACAGCACACTGCGGAAGTAAGGGAAAACCCCATACCGCAAGTTACTGCCTACGCTGGCACTGACGTTAGTGTTCGTAAACAGGGTTGAGCCAGTAGTAGAAACACGCAGGTCAGAGAAGACGTTGATGCTGTCTTCACCAAAAATGTAGAGGAAGTTGTTTGCCGACAGCAGAGACTTAATGTTGCCGTGCAAGGTTGAGTCTGTTATCGGGAAGTTTCCGGCAGACACAGAGGTGAAGTCACTGTAGCTACCAGCCGCAGAATAGTAAACGGTACGCCCTGCCGCCACCCAAGTGCGTCCTGAGAAAGTGGCAACAGAGGCAATCTCATCACTGTTGAGGATGACAGTACCTGCTGCGTTAGAGCCAGAACCACCAAAAGTGACAGTGCCAGCCGCCGTATATCCACTACCAGGGTTGTTCATAATCACTTGCGTGACTGCACCACCGCTCACAATGGCAGTGGCATTTGCGCCAGAGCCACTTGTGCCAGTTACTGTGACGTAGAAAGAACCGCTAGCCCCATATCCAGAACCGCCGTTAGTTACCAGCACAGACAGTGTGCCAGTCTTGAACGTGACAAGCTGACAAATGGCAGTAGCTCCACTGCCGCTACCGCCTGTTAAAGTGATGGTGGGAGGTGAGGTATAGCCTGTTCCAGCGTTTGTAAGGGTGATGGAGTTGACCGTACCCTTGGTTAACACGGCTGTGGCAGTGGCAGCCCCAGTAGAAAAGCCAACTGTGGGCACATTCAAATAGCCCGAGCCTGGGACAGTCACCGTAACCGCAACAACCGCACCGCCAGAAATAGTGGCAACTGCTTGAGCTTGTGTTCCACCCTGCACATCTGGGGCAGTGATGGTCACGCCAGGCACGGCGGTGTACGCAGCTCCCCCAGCAGTTACGTTAATGCTGGTGATACCACCTGCGCCTGTAGTGATAGTTGCTTCTGCTGTAGCCTGTATGCCGCCAGTATCGTTAGGGGCGCTGATAACCACAGATGGTGCTGCTAGGTATCCAGAACCAGGGTTTGTGATGCCGATAGAGCCGACAGACCCCATAGAGACTAGGTTTGTGCCATCCCAGTTAGACAATCCCTTTGTCGGGTCACCAATGATGACACGCTCATTCTTGTATTGAGCGGTGGAGACATTGGCACTGGAGAACGTGCCTGTTACAGCCACATTGCCTTTTGTGGAACTGGTCAGGTTGAAGTATTCAGCCCGTCCGTTGTCCTCAAAAGACAAGATGTAGTCACTGACATTGATGTTGGCAGATTCCAATGAGGTAGTCGTGTTGGCATACACCACGGCATTGCCGCCAGAGTCCAGCACGGCAGATTGAGCCTGAACAATCTTGATGTTGCCAAACCCGATAGGCTGGGCATTCTCTATCCAGGAGAACTCTTCTTCATCAATTGCCGTTCGGTTAGCCTTTGTGTTTAGGCCTTTGAAGTTCTTGATGACAGCATAGGACTTTTTTTGCTCTGCTGCTGCCATGATTAGTACGGAGTTGAGTAGGGGTCTGGAATACGCCGTGTGAAGGTGCTGTTAAGCACGGCATTCACATGCTTCAGATATTCTTGCTTGTAAATCTCTGCTTCACCATAGCTCTGCTCTTTGTACTTGGCTTTGTAAGCCGCATAGAAAGCCACAGGTGTGGTGTAGGGGTCATTGATAGGGTCAGTGACAGACGGGTCTGTCGCAACTAAAGGCGTTGGCAGAATGGTGCTGTCAATCTCTATGGGATAAGACTGGTCAGGCACAGGCCCGATATAAATCTGAGATTGTCCATAGACTGAAAAACACACAGGTCTGCCAACATAGTTTTGCCAATACCGCAACTGGGCATTGAAGTTTGACCAAGGCAAGTAGCGCAGGGGGATGCGACTGTTGCCCCAGTAAAGCGTGATGTTCAGAATGTCTAGCGTTGTTCCCGCACTGAGAATTGCATACGGAATAATCTCAGCAGGGCCGGAGTATTGCAAGGTTGCCGTTCCATCTGTGAACGGGGTGCTGGGGGGAAATGTGTAGTTAGCGGCAGGGTAGGGAGGCGCAGTTGTACCCAGTACGCCACCTGTAACTACTTGATAGATGAAAATGTTGCTGAATACAAAGTCACCAGCAATGACAGTTGCTCCAGCAGTCCAGACAGTCGCAGGTACACCCGTACTAGATATGGGTGTGCTAGAAATTTGAAGTGTGCGTAAACAGCCGGTATCTCTCGCTACTCTCTCACGGGCGCTATTTATATCGTCCGTTAGTTCAGCGTCTGACCAGAAGACACCATTGGCATCATGCAAGAGCCGCCGGACTTCCGAGATGTAGGAAGTGAGAGTTGCCATTTGGCTTCCATTTTAAGCTGCCCTTTGGGTGACCTTTCCCCCGGCAGCTTTCTCAAGCCGCAGAGGTACTACGCCAACCGCCGAGGGTAACGAGCGGTTCTGTTGGGGAGCTTCTGTCTGAATATCAAATTTAGACAGTTTCTCCATTCCTTGTTCCAATTCGGAGTGAAGGCGTATCCAGCCCAGATGGGCCAGACACGACTCCTTATCGTCTTTACCGTAACCAAAGATGTGTTGAGCAGCCTCTAAAGGTATCTCAACAGTCTTCCCGACTGGGAATTCCAATTCTGAATAAGCATACATTACTGCAAGCCTATCAGGAGAACGGTTGGTTACGTAGACAACACTCATAGCGTCACAATGTCGCCGTAGACAGAGATTTCCACCGAGTTATTAGCTGCGGCTCCCGTGTTCACACAAACAAACAAAGAACCAGAATAGACCGTAGTGGCGGTGTTAGCCGTCAAGTTCAGGTCTTGGTACTTGGTTGTTCCTGTGACGTTTGCCAGCACGACAGCGTTAGACACCGCATTTGCAAGAGCACCATCAGAGCTATTGATGATGGTCACGTTTGCGAGGGCTACGCTGCCGTTGGCTCCAGCCACGGTGATACGGCGAACAATGTAGCTTGTACCAACAGTTGGAATTGTCGCAACAGCATTACCCGTGTTGCCCAGCCCGATAGGATTGGGGGTAACGCCAATGAGAAAATTACCGAAGCTGTCAGGATACCGTGAACCTACATTATTTGCGTTCATACCGATTCCTTATGATGCGTAGGTGCTGCTAACGTTGATACCACCATTGGTAGCCAACAGAGTAACAGTACCGTTACCAGCAATCGTAGACTGGGCAAACACGTTTACACCATCAGACAGAATCACGCCACCAGTGTTGTTGGCGAGAACTGTTGCGATGGTAGAACCGTTGTTTGCAGTAACAATCACGTTAGCGGCTGGGAACATCACATACACACCAGCAGGAATCACTGCGCCAGCATTGGTTGCTGTAACAGTGGCATTGCTGAAATATGCACCAGCGGAGTTGGTGGTTGCACCAGCCAGGATGATTTTGTTAGTTGATAGAGACATGATGACTCCTTACAGTGAGAGGTAGTTGTAACCAGACACCACGGTCATCGACTTGGGTTTGACGTTTACCAATTCGGCAATCATCAAAACCGCACCAACATAACCAATCTGCCAGTTCGGGAGGGTGGATTCAAATCCAGTAAACACAAACGAACCTTGCTCATGGATGTAGAGCGACAGGTAGTTGGTGTTCAGGAAGTAAACCGTACCTTCTGGGCAGTAGGGGTCAGGATAAATGGGAACACCAGCAACCATCAGGGCACGGAATGCTGCCTGGGGGCCGTTGTTGTCGCCATCAAAGCCGGAGCCTGGAGTAATGACATACTGTTCTTGACCAACATAGTCTTGAGCCAGCAAAGTCCAAGTGCCGAAACCGCAAACACCAAAGCTAGGCATTTCAGCGCCGTTTTTCACAGTGCCGGAAATGTATTGCAGGATGTTTTGACGGGTTGGGTTCACAGAACCCGCAGCGTAGGCTTTGGACTGCCACCAGCTATAAGTCGAGCGGTTGATGTTGCCATAAGTGCCAGTGGCGCTAACGGCAGCAGGAAGACCGATAAACTGCTGAGTGTTGGTAGTGTTGTTGTACAACGCCGTTGCCATTGCATCCATCATCACGTTGGTTGCATCGTTCATACGAGCTTCAATCAACGGAATAATAGCTGCGTCTTGCTGAACAGCGCCTTCCATACCAAGGAACGGCACGGGAGAAATCATCAGCTTGAGGTCAAACTCAGCGTTGTAAGCACCTTGCTGAACTGACGGCTGGGCAAAAGAGCCAGAGTAGTCAGACCACTGAGCATTCACAAACTGAGCGCCCTGCACGGGCACGGTTACGGAAGACACACCGCCGGAGGCTTGCTGACTGTTGGCAATCAGAGCCGCCATTAGGGGTGTCGAGTTGTAAAGCTGGACAACCAGCTTGGGGATAAAGGCTCTACGAGTAACGTAGGTCAGTTCATTGAATTGACTTGACCCTGTTGCCGGTACGATGCCGCCGCCAATAGCCATAAGGCCTCCTTAGAAAAAAATACCCTCTTTACAGCCCAATGGGGCGCTGCGGTTTCCGCAGGTCATTGAGTGCTTTCATAGCTTCTGAACGAGCAGCAGTTGTCGGATTCTTCCAGTATCCCTTTAAATCAAACTGTTGAATGACTTGGGGGTTGTAACCAGAAGAAGTCGGAACTGCCGCTTGCTTCATCCACGTATGATACTGTGCTGCTGTTTCATGGTTGGTGATACCTTGCTCCAGCATGATTTTCTCCACGTCGCTTACTTCATCTTCAGAAGCAATCAATCCTTTTTTCATCAAGGACTGACGGCGCTTTTGCAATTCTTCTATCGCATCCCGCTCACGCAACTTGGCTTCCAACTGTTGCACACGCTCTTCAGAACGGTTAACCGCCTTGTGCGTGTAGTCTTCAATATCAAGTTCGGGAATGGGGAGGTCTGGCTTGACCTTTTTGGTCATCCGCAGAAACTCTTTGCGAGTGGCGGGATTCTCAGCGAGTTGTTGGGCCAAGGCCGCTAACTCATCCCGAGCATCTGATGAAATGTTTTCAAGTGACATGGTTTACCCTCTTTATACGATTAGATGACTTTTTTGCCATCAGCAGGTTTCTGCACAGCCATGCCAGCCTTGCCGACTTTGTTCGGAGCGGACAAGCCGCCGAGCTGTGAGAAACGGGGAGTGTTGGTGATAACACCGTGCTGCTGATTGTTGTCAGTAGGACGGCGGGGTGCGGCTGCGCCACGGGGCTTGAACAAGTCCATGTTGTTTCCTTACATTGGGGGTGGAGTTGGTGCGCCGCCAGGAGGAGGCATACCGGGAATCGGCGCTGCTTGCATTGCCTTACCTTCAGGCGTTGCGCCACCTGCCTGGGGTAATGTTTGCAGCATCTGCAAAATTTCAGATTGCTGGAGTTCGTTTGTTTTGTTTTTCCGTGGCCCCATCAACCCGGTGAGAGAGCGAATAGCTGCCAGAGCTTTAGCGCCTTCTTCAGATTCGGAACCCAAGGCTGGAAGAGACTGCTCCAGCAAATCCATTGCCATGCCAATGTTAATCATTGCCGCCTCTTTTGAACCCATCTTTGGTTCAGGCGTAGACATGGGGGAAGCCATCGGGGGAGTTTCAGCGTCAGAGATTGCGCCGACAGGCATCGCATCAGGTTCGGGGACGGGAGCGGGTGCAGCGGCAGAACGACTGCCTCGCATCAATTCCATCAACTTATCTGTTGGTACTGCCATAAAAACTCCTTGTGCGCCGTTTGTAACCACTTACAAACCGCTTGTCAATAGGTGGGAAGCATTTTATGTCTGCTTCCCAAAGACAAATCCTTACGGATTACTTGCGGCCTTTACGACCTTTACGAGCTTTACGCATGATGCGCTCCTTCTCAACAAGCGGCCACTTACTTAAAGGGGAAGCAGCCATACCCTTTTTCCTTGCGGGAAATTTTACCGACGAGTCTTGCGACCACGCTTTGCTTTGTACATGATAGCTCCTGTTAGCTGCGCCGAGAGTAGTCCCGTTGACTACGCCCAGTGTAGTTTTTAACCCCAGTTTGGCGATATGTCAAGCTGGGGGACGATTCCCCTCTTTTCAGTTGCTCTGTGCTTGCCCGAGGCTGGTCAGCTTTGGGAGGCACGATTGCTTGTGTAGCCATTATCCTACCTGCTTTAAGTCTGGTTTACCCTCTGCCTTTGGAGGAGGTGCAGCAGGTTGAGCCTGTTGCTTGGCCTCCATCTTCTTCAGTCTGTCTTTGAGCAATTGTTTCATTGGAGGCTCCAGCAAGTCAAGCAAGGATTCCTTGTCAATAACCTGGGCCTTGAACAAGTTAAACGCAAGCTGGCGCATGTCTTCCATAAAGATGGGCGAGTTGGAATGGGCATCCACCTTCACCACATAATCTTTTGTGAACTGTTCAGCAATGAACTTGTGGTTGTCCATGTCTGTGAAGTGCGTTGCATCGTATGCTTGCATACACTTGAGATACAGAGTTGCCAGTTTCTCCAAGCTGTCCTCAATGATGAGGGCACGTTTCTTGGCACGGCTAGAACCCAGACGAGCAAGCTGAGATGCGTGACCAGATGAGCGCACACCCGCTTCACCCCGGCCTTGCAACACAGACACAATGCCGGATGCTTCTTCAAACATTAGGTCAATCTCACCAATCTCTTTGAACAAGTCAGGTGGAATAGTTGGCGCTAACTTTTCTACCTTTGCATTAGGCATGTCAGTTGCCAACAAACCACCAGCACGATTGAGAGCAAAATTCTTTTCATCCAAGATGCCCGTAAACCCAATCAGCGCAGTGGGTGGGCTGACCTGTTTGGAGAGCAAGTCCAGGATTTCAGTCATGCGTTTGTTGCGTAGCTGCTGGAGGAAGACCAAACGCTGAACCTCAGAACCACCCCAGTAGTAGTCGTACAGTGGGTTGGGGCAAATCTGCACAAATGGCAACTCACCTTTGAGGAACACTTGCTCGCCAGGACGGTCATAAATGATTACGTCTGGGTCTGCTTTGGTTACAACTTGGTAATCTTTGGAGTCATCACACCACACCCACAGCTCAGTCATCTCCACTGTGTCTTCAGCAACGGTAGCTTTGTAACGGTTCTGTCCGCCAAGGTCTAAATTAACATTACCGTACATTGTTGGGTTTGACTGACTCAGGATGATGCGCTCTATGCCGTTGGCAACTTCTGTGCGCTCATGCTGGGTAGAGGTGATGCGTTTCACAATCTCATCCCGGCGGGGATGGCTGTACAGACGGTCATACAACTCAGACTTGGTGATGTAGTACGTCTGGGTGATGGCCTCTTGCCTGTCGGAATATGGGGTATCTTCCCGCAACACACCCATACAAGCGGGTTCCACCATGTACGGATGGATGCCGTTCTTGATGATGAGCTTGATAAAGGTTGAGTTGTAGACCAGTGACCAGGTGGTAGCAGCGGAGAACACTTGGTCAGCGTTGCTATTTAGCCACTCATCGTTCAAAGCACGGGTCAGAGCCGGGACTTTTACCTGCTCTCTGGGGTCTACAGCGGCTCCAACGTCAATAGAAAAGCGGGTAGTTTCCGCTGAGTAGAGGAAACTGGTGAGCTGGTCAATGTGAGGAAAGATTTTGTTGTAAAGAGCCGGAGCTTCATCCGGCCCGTTACCGAACAAATACCAACTCCGCAGGGAGCCATAGTCTACTTTTCTCTCTTGCTGAGTGACCTGACACTTGGTGATGAGGTCAAGGTAGAACAATTCTCTATCTACGGGGTTGGTAGGTATCCTCATGTTGTCTTCACCTTCAGGTTATCTGGGTCTTGCATAGTGCCTGCACCCGCTTTGGGGCCAGACAGTGAGCCTGTGGGAGAGGCATCCCTGGGCATTATGCTCACAGCCTCGTCCCTTACTGGTTTGAATTGTCCACCAAGAACGGATTTCATGCTAATACTACCACCGCCGCCCCAAATTGCCGCATCTCCGGCTCTGGGTTCTTTCTTCTGGGCATTCATAGCGTCTGTAGCCTGTGCAAACTCTTTGTCTGACAATTTGTTGTTGCGCTTGAGGTAACCAGTCTGGTGTTCCCCTTCTCTGGTGGACTTTACATCTGTCATCCCGTATTCAATAGCCAATTGCTTGACTGTGTTGTCTGTATGCTTGGTCTTGGCAGACCTTGTGCCTACAGGCTTCAAGAATACAACGGACAGCTCGCCTTTGCAGTTTTTCATGGGACATACAGGCTCCCAAGCCTCAAATATGCCGTGATTTCCGCAGTGATAGTCTTTTAGAACGCTCATAGTTACCCTCTTAGTGCTTCGTCAAGTGTGATTTCTGAATAGTCATGGCGGTTAACCATGCCGACTTTTAGTTTTATGCCCCCTGATGTGACCTGTAAACCCATGCTTGCCATCATTGGTGGCTTGCTTTCCTTCCTGTATTCCACGTATCTTGTCCTGTCTTTGTTCTGCATAACCCGCACATTGCCGCTTTTCCACTGCTGGTAGGCCTTGCTGACCCTGATTTGCACCACTTCAGTGAGCGGTTCTTTGTCTCTGACGAACACATCTAGGAAGTGAGCCATTGACATACCCGCCAATTCGCAAAACAAGTTGATAGAGATACCCCTATCTTTGTCCGCATGGAAGCGTTTAATCTGGCGTTTGAGTTCAAACTTGGACAGGGACTTCATATTTGTACTCCACCGTATAGCCTGTGGACTGCAAGTAGTCCAGAAACTCTATCTCACCGTATGCTTTTGAAACGTCAGCAGGGACAATGATGTGGTCATCATCCATGAGCTTCCTGCTTTGGGCGTGACAGCCTAGCAGCCTATCAAATGCAAAGCCTTCTTCGTGAAATCCTCGGCCTACATATTCCATTGAGAAGTATTTGGCAATGTGGTCAGGTGCATATCTGTACCCCAGGTACTGCAACTGAGGCTTGAGCAAGGCAGAGAGTTGGGCATCCTCGTTCCATCCATGTATGTCGTTGGCTTGTAGATGGGTAATCCCATGCTTATTGCAAGCAGACAAGAAACGCTTAGAGCGCAGGGAAAACCCCCCGTTTTGCACCACCCGCACACCAGGAATGCCCACCCAAGTAAAGTTCAAGTAAAGGTTGTACGCCTCGCCCTGGGGCAAGAAAGCGCAGTGTGAGGGTGCTCCTATGTAATCGTACTCATAGTATTCCGGCATGAAATTGTCGCCATCCAGCACCCAGCCGTCATCTTGAACTATCAGGCAATACTCTGTGTCTATGAATGCGTAGAGCTGGTGCATCATAAAAACAGAATACTGAAGGTAGTTGATAAACCCTATCTGCTTCCACTCTATGTTGTCTGGCAAGTTGTCTGGCTTTGCAATAGACAACAGCAGCCCTTTAGAGCCAGGTAACTCTTTCATACTGCGCTTGATACTGGGTATAACGCTGGCCCCGTTGTTATGCCCATAAACAGACACGATGGTTAGGTCATTGTGTTCCATACATTCCAATCCTTTTAAGGTAGTCGCTGACGTTTCTGCCCACAGAGATTTGTTCAGGTGTAAAGTTTTCCTGTGCATGACTGATTTGCCGGGTAATCTTTTGGGCAATGAGTCTGGGTTGTATCTGCTCTGCAAAGGCTACACAAGCCAGAGCAGTAGCAATCACACGGTCATCCTTGCCCCTACCCGGCGCACCCAGGAAGGAACCCTCCCGCACGATGCCCTTCATTTCTTCAAGAGTCTCCATGCTGCGTATCTTTATCATCTGCCTCTCAAAGTAATCCTTCATGTACTGCAACATGCGCTCTTTGGAATTGGTTGTGGTCAGGTAACCAATGCTATTAGAAAGCCCCCCAAGCGTGTCATTGCGCCTCCAAATGTAGTTGGTCATACTACCTAGCACGTCCATCAACCCATGCCCCATAGCGCCTCCTAACGAGACTGCCATGCGCTTCAAGTTCCGTATCTCATTGATGACTGCTTGACCAGGGCCGTTGACTTCCAGGTTCAGCGTAGAGTTCTTGTATGCGCCAGCAAGGTGGGCGATGACCCACGCAAACTGGTAGGTGTTCATCTCAGAAGTGGCAAACTCAGCAACTTGGTCAAGTCCATCTGCGTAGCATCTGTAGACCTGGATGCAGAATCTATCTGCCCAATCAGAGCTACCGTAAGCGGGGTCAGCACCGATAACGTAATAAGCAGTGTCAACAGGTTCTTCCCAGACCGTGAGTGTGCCCAGTCTTTCAGTGGACTTAATGACTTCAGTGTCTTGGAACAGTTGTCCAAAAGCATAGCGATAGTGGTCTGGTACAAGTTTCTTGGCCTCTTTAGCTGCCTCTGTGCAGCGGGTGGTTGAGAAGAAGGATGTGCCTGTCATCACAAAGGCATAGTCCTCAGTTGGGGGGAACTCTTGGTACATCAAGGATTCGTCTTTGATACCTTCGTGCATTTTCCACCGCCACCAAGCCATTTGCCGGGAGTTGACCTCAAAGCCGTAGAGCTTCTTAATGTCTTTCACCCACTCCTTCTCTTCCGCACTGAGCTTGCCATCCCAGTAGACCTTGTAGATGTTGGAGTCGCCAGGGACAGAGTAGAACTCATTTCTCCACCAGCCGCAAAAGATGGCTCTCTGTGTCTTTGCTTTCTTAGCGGTCTTGTACATGTCGTGGAACATGTTGAAGCCCTGCGCTGTACTCTCAAACATGTAAAGCCGCTCAGGGTTCTTTTCAGCAAGAGAAGCTATCAGGGAAGCTAGACCCTCTTCATTTCCCCAGGAAGCTGTTTCAGTGCCGTGCAAATAGGTTATGGCTTTACCCTGACCCAGACGAGACTTATTGCCAGCAATCTGATAAAAAATACGACTTCTGTTTTTGAGAACCATCTGGTTTCTGTTGTGAGCGACCAAAGGAATTTTGTATTCTTTCGGTAACCCTTCCATGTACATAGCGAGAGTCGAACGAAACATATCCCTGTTTTCTTCTGTATCCGCAACCAGCGTACCTTGCCATCCGGGATGAGTGAACTGCCAATAGAGGTCAAGCGCCAGAGAAACAGTTGTGATACCCAACTGACGGCCTTTGAGAATGACAAAGAAGTGGACATCATCTTCTAGACCTTTTTTGATTTCCTCCATCACATACGTCTGAGTCCCCAAGAGGGTTCCCATCTTCTTCAAGCCCTCTTCCTTTGTCTCAATCTTGAGTTCGGAACAGAACTTGTAAAACTTGTTTAGGTCAAAGTTCATTATTTTCTTTGTTTGTCAAAAGAGTCTAGGTTCCACTCAGAGATGGTTGCTGCCACAGCCTTGTTCTTAGCACAGCGTATCAGCTCTTTGTAAAACAACTCTGAATATGTTTCCCGCCACTCAGCAGCTAACGCCCTCTTAGCCGCTGGCTTAATGCAAGACAAGGCCCGTGCCATCTCTCTTTTCAGCTTGACACGAGAAACGTATAAAGCCATCTGTGTATCCTTGCTCGTATCCATGAGCTACCGCCTCATTTATTTGACTAGCCAATACCTGTACTACTAACTCTGTTTGGCAAAGACGAGTCATCAAAGCCCTACAGACTTCACGCAACTCATCCTCCTCCATCCACAGTAGTTCTGTCACCTTGTCCTCCAGACTCTTACAACAAGCCCCTCTGTTTTAGCCGTCAACCCTATCCCTAACCGCCTGCTGGCCCTGTAGTTGGCATTCAACACCTTTTGTCTCGCCCCTACAGGCACACAGAAACTGTCACCAACATCCATCTCCTCATACGGGTAGGCATACACCACCCGTGCTACAGGTACAGGCCTACCAGTCTCCAATTCAATCGCAGTAATCATCACCTAACCCTCTATACAGATAACGCTATATTACAGACAAAAAAAGAGCTACGCAAGTGGTAGCTCTAAGTTCTAGAAGAACGATGACAAACACGGCTGGGGACTGTTTGCGGAACTACTGTCTAGACGGTAGCCAATCCCCATGCGTGTTAGCACATGCCAGCTATCCTACCAGAAACCATATTTTTTTTGGGGGGGACGAGATGTGGGGTGCTCACCTCACCAGACTCCGTAACCCATCGCTCAGGCCACGGCGCTGCTTGTGCTTGTGCTTGTGCGGTAGTTGTCCCGACCCAACCCGATAACGTGCATGGTAGCGCACTAGGTGCATGGTACTGGTGCGGTAAAGCATACCCCATGCCAAACCCCATGTAATTCCCGGTGGGCGGTAGGTGATAAACCCTTGTCGAATCAATAAACCCGAACTCAGGATACATTACAGAACTATAAGACAATAAATTATAAAGACAATAAACATAGTAGTCTTATATATATTATATACCCTACTGTATACAACGGGTGCATCCACAAAAGTATTCATAGGCAAAACCTAACATCACCTGATTGACGATAGAAATATTTATGAAAAATAGTGCTTGACAGGTTAATATATACCGGTACACTAGGTCAAAAAAAGCAAGCGAGACAGTCAGTAACCTAACCTAACCTAATCGGAGCATAGTATGCACACAGTTCACAATCTTCTAAACCTCTCCATGAGCGAGGCTTACGACTACACACAGTACAGCGATACCGTTAAGAATGGGGATACTCTCATTGTTTCTGATGGTGTAGGTGTGATGATGAATGCTTGGCCTGCGATGCTGACAGGCACTTCCGAGGTTTTCCACGCAATTAAGTCTGAATATCTCTCCGAAATTGCAAGCGAGTATCCCGAGGCCTGGAGCGATTCACAGGTTGACGTGCACCAGCTGCTGGAGCGAGCTGTAACCTGCGCTGGTGTCATCGACTATTGAGTGCCACCTGCAAGCCTATTCTGTGGGCTTGTAGATTGTCATTCGACAATCAAAACCTAACCCGGAGAAAACATCATGCAATTTTCAGTGCAACGCAAACAGTTGAAGGCCATGTCACGTTTCATGGCAGTGAAGGACATTCGCTATTACTTGCAAGGCATTCAAGTAGTACAAAACAATAGGGGCACTTACATTGAATCGACAAATGGGCACGTATTGGGCAGACTCTTGATTGACGAAACCCCGTGTGCAGTGGCAGCTAGTGTACTTGTGCCTAGTGATGCAGTGAAGGCATTGGGCGCTAGTGGCAGAAAAGGGAATGAAACGCTACATTTCACTATTGATGGGGTGAAAATCAGTGTCATTTCCCCTGATGGGTCAAGCATGACGGTTCAAGCGCACCAGGCACGTTATCCCGATTGTGACCGTGTAGTCCCTGAAATTTACAACGACACACCTAGTGAGTGCAGCACTTACAACCCTGAATACATCATGGCATTTTATGATTGTGCAAAGGACTTGGGTTCAAGTGGCAAGGGTGTTGCAGTGCAGATAAAGCAAAGGGGCAGTCAGTCCGGCATTGTAATGATTGACAGTGACCCTCTGTTTGTCGGCATCATCATGCCTATGCGTGAACACAATACAGTAACGATACCGGCATGGTGCACACGTGCTAAGACCCTGGAAACAGTGACGGCATAACACACCGTGTAAGGCAGTGACAGTGCCTTGTGCAGTGTGCTATCCGGCACGCTAAACCCTAACCCTGGAGCAAACAATGCAGCAAAACTTGAATAACCTAATTTGGGACGCTAAACACTCAGCGGGTACATTTTCCCTGACTGATAAACAAAAGGCGGACATTCTCCGCATGGTGGGCAGCGGATGCCGACAAAACACCAAAGCCAGATTGTCCCGCCGTCTGGACGTTCCCCTGAGTTGTTGGGAGTCATTCGGCATTTATTCCCGCATGACCCTGGACGACAAGGGTGCAGACTATATCTGTGGGCAGTCATGGCCTGATGAAATGCGTACCCTTCGGGAATGTATCCTGCGATAAATTAAGCCCCCTATAGACCCCTTTGGGGGCTTTCCTTCCCCTTTCCTAACCTAACCCCTGGAGATACTATGCAAACCGTAACCATGCACCAAAAAACTCAGTCAAACGGCTGGAAACCCTGCAAAACCCTACCCATCGATTCCCCTCAGTGGGACGAACACGATAGGTCATGGATTCAAACCCTGCTAGAACATGGAACGATGGTCATCACCATCGGCTGGACAATGTACGAACTGAACCGTTAAAAGCCCCCAACCCTAACCCTGGAGAATGCCCCATGATGTACGAATTAACCCCTGAAGATGCAGCCGTTTTGCGAGGATTAAGAAAAGCAGGGTTCGCCGTGTGCGTGTTTCAGCCCCATGAAATAGGTTATTCAGACCCCGAACAAATCGAAGATGCGATGGCTGAGGCAGGATGGCATCAAATTAACTTTGACAATGAGGAAACGACCCATGATTAAGATTAAGCCCCAAGACCTCAACCCCACTACCCGCAGATACCCTCGCACCCTGCAAGAGGCATTCCCCCAGCATGACTGGGAGACTGTGGATAAGACTGTGTATAAGGTAAACCCTGATGATGTGCTATACCTGGTTGCCCTATTTGCTTTGGGTTTCCTATTTGGTTTAATTGTGAGTGGCGCATGAGGGTATTGGTTGCCTGTGAATACTCTGGCACTGTCAGGGATGCCTTCATTCGTGCTGGGCACTATGCGGCATCCTGTGACATATTGCCCTCTGAATCGCCCCTGGGTGACCACTATCAATGCAGTGTGCTGGACATACTAGACCATGATTGGGATTTGATGATTGCTCACCCACCATGCACTCACCTGGCAGTATCAGGGGTTAGATGGTTTAAGGATAAACAACAAGAGCAGCAACAAGCCTTAGAGTTTGTCCGTCAGCTACTGAATGCCCCTATATCCCACATTGCATTGGAAAACCCTGTCAGCATCATTTCAAGCCACATTAGAAAGCCTGACCAAATTATTCAGCCTTGGATGTTTGGACATGAAGCAACAAAGACAACCTGCCTGTGGCTTAAAGGTTTGCCCCATTTGATTCCCACAAATGTAGTAAACAAAGGGGATAGACACATAACCAAAAGTGGCAAGAGTTTGCCATCATGGTACAACTTGCCCCCAAGTGCTGACCGATGGAAGATTCGTAGCGCAACCTTCAAAGGCATTGCAAATGCTATGGCTGAACAATGGGGTATTGACAGCCCCCAAAAAGGTTTGATATGATTTCCCCCGTTGTCGTCGTAGTCAACACCATGAAGCCGTTTACACATGCCTCGCCCCGTTATGGGGAACTACGACGGGGCAGTTGTAAGCGGCTTTTTTGTTGCCCCAACTACATCCGTACCCCATACGTTAACAAGCACCTACATGGGTGGCGTGGGAGAGAACATAGGGCAGCGTTACACCCCGCTGATAACCCTCGCAGACTGTGTGCGTGGTACTGCAAAAGACAGGGGGACATGGTGAGACAAGACCCCTATCGAATGAAACGCACCCTCAAGGGGAAGCTGGCGGGCATAGCCCGTGGGCTTAAGGGAGAGGCTTCTCACCCTTGGGGAACCTATGCCTGAAAGGAACTGACCCATGAACGTACAGCAAGCTCAGAGAATACTAGCCCGACACAAAGAGGGTGATGTTTACCCCCAATGGGTAATCAACACAGCCCTATACATCACAGGAGACATTGATGAAATGCCCACTATGCCAAGCCCCCACAGAGGTGGTGACCAGCAGACTGAGACAAGCAAACTACATTTACCGCCGGAGGATATGTTTTAACCAACATTACTTCTCCACCCAGGAGATAGCAGTAACAGCCCCTAGCCCCAAACTCAAGAGAGGAAGACCCCGCAATGAAAGACCCTAACGATTGCACCTATCCCCACACAAACCTATGTCTGCATGATTGTGTAGGGGGTTGCGCCAAGCGTAGCCCCCAGCGTAGCGGCTGGCGCAAGTTGCAGATAGAGGACGCAGAAGAAGAAGCATGGAGGGAGTTAACCAACAAACAAGGTTCTCTCCCCAGCTACCAAGAGTGGACTAAGAAGGAGAACACATGAAAGCAAGACAAGTTTTTATCGCCCTGATGATGGGCAAGGGATACACAGTGGAGGAGCTGGCCTGGGAAGGCAGGAAGTTCTCTAACCCCGCTATCACTACCCGCTGGAACTATTTCCTCATGGGCTGGGAAATGAGAGGCACACAGTGAACCTACGCAAACTCAGACTACGACACCACACATTGTTTGAACACAGAGACAGGAGGGTAAACACCTACACACACTAACCAAATAACTGTATAATTTAATCTCACCCTAACCTTAAAAGGAAGTTCCAAATGAAATTCTGTATTGATTGCAAACATTTTGCGATGGAGAAGCACTCCATCAACCCTGAGGTTGGCAGATGCACCGTCATACGTGCCACAAGCCTTGTAACGGGGCTTATCGTGCCTCTTGATACATTGCCCTTCTGCGCCATACAACGCTGCTCTACCAAGCCCTGCGGCCCTGATGCAAATCTGTTTGAAGAGAAGGAGGCCAGCAATGTCTGACTTCAGCCCTGAAACAAGAAACTCAGCATGGTGGTCAGGAGACAGTCGCCGTGCTGCCAGTGGCAAAGCCAACGAGGTCATACTCACAAAGCAGGGCAAGATGGAGATTCCAGACCTGTCCGGCATAGAAGCTGTGCAGATGGGACACGTGATGGAGCCTGTCATCGCAAGCCTAGCCAGCGAGAAACTGGGTGTGCGGCTGGAGAAGATTGAGGAAGCTCTCACGCACCCTAAACATCCTTGGCTGAAATCACACTTTGACTACCACGGGAAACTCAATGGCGAAACTATCTTGGTTGAGTGTAAAAATTACAACGCTGCGGTTAGAAATAAGTTTGATGAAAGCGGCCTCATCCCTGCTGCTGACATGGCTCAGATTGTCCACGAAGCGGCGGTATACGGCGTACGGAAAATTTATCTGGCTGTGCTATTTGGTGGTCAAGAGTTTGTCCTTATTCCGTTTGAAATCACTGACGAGCAAAAAGAAGAACTTATCAAGCAGATGGCGGTCTACTGGGGGCACTGCCAAGCAGGAACTCAGCTACCGCCAGAGACTCCTGAACAGGCAAGACTGATATACCCCACAGGGCTGGACAACACCAAGATGGCCTCCAGGAGCGTAGAAGAGGCTTGCCGCACCCTTGCTATTGTCAAGGGTCAGATAAAGGCTCTAGAGGCCCAGGAAGCGGCTCTGATGACCCTTGTGCAAGGTTACATGGGGGAATGCAACCAACTCGCTACTTTTGACGGCTCTGTGCTGGCAACCTGGAAGAACGCTAAACACAGTGAGAAGTTTGACAGCAAGCTGTTTCAGTCTGCCATGCCGGATGTGTACGAGAAGTTTGTGGTCAACGTGCCGGGTTCACGGAGGTTCTTAGTCAAATGAAAGCCTATCCCTTCATTCACAAGCACCCCACCACTGGCAACACCACGATGGCAGAGGGCGCTGACTTGCGTGACATATTTGCTGGTCTTGCCATGCAAAAACTTATGGGGTCAGCCGATGTTGATGACTGCTGTAAGTCTGCTTTTATGTGGGCAGACGCAATGATGAAGGCCAGGGAGGTCAAGCATGACTAACTGGAGCATCTACGTCATGGCCTTTTGTTCCCTGATTGAACTAACCATAACTGTATTGGAAAAACTACTATGAAAGATATTGTTGGATATGAAGGGCTGTACGCAGTCACTGAAGATGGGATGGTGTGGGCTTACCCGAATAGGATTCACAAAGGAAAATTCCTAAAACCGTCTTTGAAAAAAGGTTATCCGTTTGTTTGTTTGTGTAAGGGTTCAGAGATAAAGCAATTTTCGATTCACCGTTTGGTTGCCGAAGCCTACTTGCCTAATTTTGACTCTTTGCCTCAAGTCAATCACATTGATAGCAACAAAGAAAACAACCATGTTTCTAACCTTGAATGGTGTAGCGCCAGCCAAAACAAAAAACATTCTTGGGATTCTGGAACATCATTTGTTACCCCAGCAAAAAGAGAGGCATCTCGCCGTAACGCTTACATAGCACACAACACCTGGAGAAATAAACATGAGCAACATCGTAGCGGTATCTGATATGCAGGTGATGGCAGAGTCCATCGTTAAATCAAACTTCTATGGTTTCAAAACCAAAGAGCAAGTCATGGCTGTCATGCTTGTCGCACAAGCAGAAGGCAAACATCCTGCTACTGTTGTGCAAGAGTACGACATTATTCAGGGCAGACCAGCGTTGAAATCACAGGCTTTGCTTGCAAGATTTCAAATGGCTGGTGGCAAAGTGGAATGGCAAGAAGTATCTGCCAAGCGATGCTGCGGCACTTTTTCACATCCTCTGGGCGGCAGTCTCACGATTGAGTGGACGATTGAAATGGCAAGGCAAGCTGGTCTTGTTCGGGATAATTCTGGATGGACTAAGTTTCCTGAAGACATGCTCTCTGCCAGGGTCATCAGTCGTGCTGTCCGCAAGGTTTACCCTGGTTGCATCTTGGGTCACTACGCAGTAGAAGAGGTCATGGATTTTGAGCCTCGCAAACCATTAAACATGGGGCCTGTAGAGCGAGTGGAAGAAGTGCAGGCAGAAGAAGTTGTGGCAGATGGGGCATATCACCTCTTCATTCCAGGCAACGACAAGCCGTATGCCAGCTACCACACCACAGACGAATGGATAGAGGGTTACTGCTTGATGGTTAACCGCATCTCTGTGTCACCTAAATTCTCTGATGCTGAGAAGACTGAGAAGCTGGACTTGTTGAAGCAGTCAAACTTACCCATCACCGCTGAGTTTGACGCATACACAAACATCAAGCTGAAAGGCGAGATTGTCAAAGCTGGTGGGAGCATCACTCCCCCAAAGCCAGAACCCCTGCCACCAACAGGTTCGGAACTCAACGAGCCAATATTTTGAATCACCTGGAAAACATTGGGCCGCTAACACCCAGAGAGGCACTAGACAACTATGGCAGCTTCAGGTTGGCGGCACATATCGAATATCTCAGGCGGCAGGGATACCCAATCCACACTTCAATGGTTTCTCAAGGTGGCAAAGACTTTGCCAAATACTCACTACGAAAGGAAAACAATGGCCTCTAATCCACACCAAGAACAACCCGGCATGGGTGTGTGCTACTGGGAGGAAGAATCCCAGCGCAAGTCACCCAAAGGGCCAGACTTCAAAGGCTTTGTCGTTCTGGAAATGGACTACAAAGCTGGCGAGAAGTTGAAGCTGGCACTGTGGCAAAAGCCTACCAGCCGGGGTTACAACCTGCTGGCAGTCAAGGAAGACAACTGGCTCAAGAAGAAGAAGCTGGAAGAGGGCAGACCTACAGAGGTTGCGCCTCGCTACAGTGTCAGAAAAGACGATAACGACATTCCCTTCTGATGGCTAACAAAATCACACCTACCCAGAGAAGTCTTGCGTACCTACGGGAGCAAGGATACTTAGTCGCAATTGTTGAACACTGGAATCCGTTTGCCAGGATACGACAAGACCTCTGGGGATGGTGTGACCTCTTGTGCATCCGCAAAGGGGAAATTCTGGCTGTGCAAGTCACTGCAAGTGCCGTGTCTACCAGGATAAAGAAGATACAGGATTCAGATACCGTGCAGCATGTGCGGGATGCTGGCATCCGTATAGAAGTGCATGGGTGGAGAAAATCCACTAAGACCAACAAGTATGTTTTAAGAATTGAGGATATATCGTGAGCCAGCAACAAATTCAACCATCTCAGAAGTCTTTGGAAAAAGGGCGTAATGCCGTTGAGTACACTCAAAAGTTTCTCAACATGTCTCTCCAGGAAATCTGGAACATTGCATACACATCCGGGTATGAAGATGCGATGGAGATTGTGAAAACAGACTTGCAGCCGGGAGCAACTTCAGCGCAAAGCTGAGGGTTAGGCCTCTGCTGGCAGACCAGAGTTATCCCGACAGTCTGCCACCTAACCAACAAGGAACACCATGAGCAAAGCACACATCTTTATCGCAACCCCTATGTATGGCGGCATGTGTACCGGGTACTTCACCCAGTCACTGCTGACCGCCGCTGGGGTACTGCGCCAGCATGACTACGACATGAGCTTTAGCTGCATGTTTAACGAGAGCCTTATCCAGCGAGGCAGGAACGCACTTGCACACGGGTTCATGCAAAAGAAGGAAGCGACCCACTTAATGTTCATAGATGCAGATATTCGCTTCAATCCAGCAGACATTGTGAAGATGGTGGAAGCTGACGTTGATGTTATTTGTGGCATGTATCCCAAGAAGGAAATCAACTGGGCAGGTGTTGAGCAAGCCGTGAAAGAAGGTGTGCCGCAAGACCAGCTTAAGACCCGCACAGGTTCTCTAGTGGTTAATCTGGTGGACTATAAGGGTGCAGTCACTGTACCTGCTGACAAGCCTGTAGAGATATGGAATGGCGGTACAGGGTTCATGCTCATCAAGCGAGAGGTGCTGGAGAAGCTCTCTACCCTCATGCCAAGCTATGTCAATGACGTAACCTTCCTGGACGGCACTATCAAGCAAGACCGTATCGTTGAATACTTTGCTTGCGGAATTGAACCGGGTACAGAGCGCCTATTGTCAGAGGACTACTATTTCTGCATCAAGTGCCGTGAGCATGGCATCAAGGTGTATGCCGCACCCTGGGCAGTCTTGGGCCACTTTGGGACATACTTGTTTGAGGGCGGCTTGCTGCCAGCGCCATGACGATAGCTCTGGACTTGGGGTGCGGTAGCAGATACCGCAACCACTACAACGCTGACATTCTTACTGGGTTAGACCAGTTTCCCGTGGCTGACATACAAGCTGACTTGGTGTGGGAGCCTATTCCTCTCGCAGACAATTCTTATGACTACATCACAGCGTTTGACTTCATAGAGCATATCCCACGGGTTGTCTATGTGGACAAACAAGCAAAGTACCCGTTCATAGACCTGATGAACGAGATATGGCGTGTGCTTGTGCCGGGCGGCCTGTTCTACTCATCTACTCCGGCATTCCCACATCCAGCGGCTTTTCAAGACCCTACACATGTCAACATCATCACGCCAGATACCTGGGGTGAATACTTTGATGACAAGAAGCGGTGGGCCAGTGTGTATGGCTTTAAGGGTGCATTTCACATTGAGAGCATGGGCTACTTAAACCAGCACTTGCAGTGTGAGATGCGGAAGGTCAGCGTCTAGCAGTCTCAGCAGAGCGCCGGAAGGCTTCCTTGGTGGGATAGCCTTTCTGCCCTCTCTTCTTTGCTGGCAGACCAGCAGCCCTGCGCCTATTGATGTTGAAGTACAAGCCACGTTTGGCTTTAGGTGTGTATGCCATTATCTGCATCCCCAGCGTTTACGAGCTGCTTTACCACGCTCACCTGTCCAGCTCTTGCTTCTGGCGCAGAACGACTTGTGACGTGGGCCTGATTTGGTGGGAGCCTTCAGGTTGCTACCTGTGGCTCTGTTGGCCTTGGCTCTGCCTTTAGCAGTCAGGCCACCACCCTTTTTGACAGACAGCTTCTCGCCTCTGCCAACACTTAAATTAGGAAACTTCTTTTTAGGCATAAACCCTAGTCCCTTCTTTGTCAATGATGAGAGCTTGCAGTCTGGGCTTGTCAGCAGTGTGGTTGGGAATGCTCACATGCGTCCACCTGTCAAACTCACGTATAACTTGGTCATGGCCTAAGTTAGCGGCAATGATGGCCTTCACCACTTCATCTGGGGTCATGCCGGGTACACGTATGTCGGCAGCGCAACCTGTGCGGTGCTGGCTTGTGTCTTTGCTGCCTACCGCATCGTTAACCGCTTTAGAGCGGAAAGCACTGTTGACCATGATTGGCTTGTTACCAAGTACAGTTTTGACTGCCTCCAAGAACTCAGCCAATCGTTTAAGGTTGGCATATTCGTCCATGTTGGGCGTGTTGTCCAGAGTACGGTGGTCTGTGTGCGTCAGCTCTTCCAGGGTGAAATGTTCACTGAGGTTCATTTGATGCCTTTCACAAGTGCGTCAGTCTTGTCCTTGCTTCCCTTGGATGACCCAAAGAAGAAGTTGAAGAACCCGGTCAGCACCGTGCCGATAAGCACACCAATGATGGTGTCAACGATGCGGGTGTTGTCTTCTGGGATTTTTGAGAAAGAAGCAAACGCAAAGAACGTCATGGCAAAGATTGACCATGTAGCAGTGAACAAGTACAAGAAGTTTTTGGCAAGCCAGCTTTCTTGTTGCAGGGCCACCTCTTGCATGTGACGGGCACTGGCTCTGTCTTCATTCTCTAGCTGGAATTGCTTGAGGTCTATTTCTGCCAGCTTCTGTGCGGCTTCTGGGTCAGCTTGCAGGGCTTGTGTCACAGCAGCAACAGTGTCAGACACACCCAACTTGCTTGCGATGGCAGACACGGCTGCACCACCCAGGGGGCCAGCAACTATGGTTGCCAGTCCTGGCGCTGCGCCTTTAAGGAGGTTGAGTAAGGTTTCCATTTGGTCTTCCCATGAATCTCATACAAAATTCAGAAACAAGTCCTGTTGACTGGTATGCCACCCAGCAGTCTTGTACATCCCGATTTTGCCACTGCTTCTCAAAAAACTTACGACTGAAGGTATCTTCCTTCTTTCTGTCTTGGTAGTCAAGATGGATGCCGTAGAAGAGGCCTGTCATAGCAATAAGAAAGAACATGATGCCGATAAACATAGCGGCTCTGAGTTCCCACTTCTCCCAGAACTCCCGGCTGGCCCTGGCTTTCTTACGTTCTACTGCCTCTGCCTGTAATTCTGCTTTTATTCTTTCCTCTAGCAAGCGTTTGTGCTCGTCCACAATTTCACGCCAGAGGTCAGGCATACCCAGCTCCCAGCGCACCATGCGCTCCAGGTCAGTGTAGAACTGTTTTGTTTGCCGGACACGGATTACGTTGTCTATGGCCTCTTGCACCAGATTGGACTTTTTGCCCTTTTTCTGGTCTAGCTTCTTTTGTTTTTCAAGTTGCTCTTGATGTTCTTCCAGCTTGGATTGACCGTGGAAGAAGTTAGACAGTGCGCCACCTATTTCGGTGGTCATGTCAGACAGGTCTGAGCCTGTGCGTTTTAGGTCTTTATAAACGTCAATAGCACCTTTGATGGTGCTATAGGCGGTCTTGCAGAGGGCAAAAGCGGTAACCGGGTCAATGACCTACCCCTTATTGCAATCCCTCGCCAGGAGTCACATAAACAGTTGCCGTTCCAGTTGCAATAATTGCAGATACAAACAAGGTAGTAGACGCACTGTTGGTTGCCTGTTTAGGCGCAGTGAAGATAACAGTTTGATTGTTGTGCAATATAGTTCCATACGCAGGTGTACCCGCAACAGGAATAACAGCGTCATCTGTGCTTGCTGTGCCTATCCTGATAAACACCTCACCAGCAGTTCCGTTGTGGATACGCAACTGGTTAGCAGGACTGTCTGACAGGATTGCAACCGTGTTAGCCGTAGTGGTGACGTTGATGCGAGTTGTCTTTCCCTGCACCTGAAAAGCAATGTTATTAGCCATCAGTACACCTTCTTGCCACCGCCAGAAGTGGGAGACTCTTTGCGAGTGAAGTAGTCGTTAGGCTGGTTGTTCTTGAAGTTCCACACAGCTTGGAAACCACCAGCGGGGAGCTTGCCAGGGGTGAATTCACCAGGGGCACACAACTTGTTTTGGGTGATGCCAGTGCCGATTTGGGCGGTGTGCTTCACAGATTTAACCTTGGGAATCATGTCCATGCTTACTCTCCTTGATGTTTACCAGTAGGAAACTGAATACTACGAATATAGCCAGTGTCGCAACTCTTGTCCACTCTGGCTCCCACATTGTCCAACACCCCAGCGCAAACGAAGTCAGCAGCGCCAAGATGCTGATAAGCCTGTCTGTGATGATTGCAAGGGCAACTTTGATGATTTGGATTCCGTCCATGATTACTCCTTAATGTCGGGATAATCATATTATCACTTATCCTCATCATCATCTACATCCATAAACCCTGCACCCCACTCGGCATCAGAGTCTTTGAGCTTCAAGGCTTCTAGCTTCAAAGCACGGTCAGCCACCCGCATCTTGTCGGTGATGGTGGCTTGGGGGTCATTCATAACCTGCCGCAAAAGCTCGTTTAAGGCCTTCTCCAGCTCTGGATTGATGCCCTTGGCCTTCTTGCTCATCGCTTGCTCTTACGCCCGGTCTTGGTAACTTTGCGGTCAAGCTGGCGCTTAATCTTCATCGCATCTGCGCTACCCCGCAGTTCGTTCTCGCCACCCTCACGGGCCTGACGTTGCTCTTTAGTTTCTGTAGCCATCATTGACCTTCCTTTTCTGATAAAGCACGTTGTAAATCTCTTGCTGTTTGGGTTCTGCCGCCAACCAAAGACGATACGGCCTGTCTGCCACGGCCCAGCAAAGCCGCTACCGCATCGTATCCTGGGTAATCCACACCTTCTGCACGGCTGCGAAGATTCAAAGCCCTGCCTGCATACCCAAGCTCATACAGCGGGTGTCTTGTTGTTCCGCTGCCATATCCGTATGCGGTTTTAGCCAAATACTCGCCCAAACCTTGTGGGCTAATTTTGCCGCCAATAACAAATCCTTGTTCAATGCCATCACGCAAAGCAGCCGTAGCCGCATACATGCGGTTTGTATCTTGTAGTTTCTTCAAGGATGCCGGGTCATACCTTCCCAATCCTTCATCTAAGGCTTTCACAAACTCAGCGGCAGCATTCCTGTCTTCACCATTGGGAGCAGTTCTGGCAAGGCGTTGCATATTGCTACGCAGACGCTGCAATTCATCGCCTTTAATTTTTGCCAGCACACCTTCAGCAATAGCAGGTTCGGCAGCGGCAGACACTGCACCAGCTTCTGCTCCAACTTGCTCAATCAAGTCACCACGCCAGTTTGCACGGAAAAACTTGTCTACCTCTGAAACAAGAGGAACATGACCAACAACACGCTGGTAAATCTTTTTCCAGCTATCTGCCACTTTTGCAAAGAATTTCTCTACGGTGTCAGTTGGTTGTTTGGTTGTCGTAATCCAGCGAGATGTTTGTTCAGCAAACCATTCAGAGAAGTCACGCAAATAGCCTTTTTCAAAGCTAGTTTGAGGTATGCCTGTCCTGGATTCTTCTGGGTACTTTGCGGCAGTCAGTGGCCTGTGTTGCTCTACTGTTTTGACACCCACGGGTATAGATGCCATCTGGTTATTGAAGGCTCTGACAACATCATCACGCTGATTTTTGGGAGCGTGAATGAATAACTGAAACTCGGCTTGGTGACCAAACTCATGCAGTGCAGTAGCTACAGCTCCTTCTACGTTTAGCCTGTCGTTGATGACGATATTGCCGTCACCAGTTGCCATTCCGTACAAGCCTTCACGCCTGGGTGCGCTTGCCCAAACTTTGGGTGTTGTTTTCAATCCAAGATTGTCAGACAACTCTTTGATTGTTTTCTCAACGTCACCCATCCATACAGGGGCATCTTTGGCAGATGAATCACGAATGGTAGGCCAGTCCTTTTTCAGTCTGGTGATTGGCTCAACACCACCACGCTGTTGAGTTTGCATGATGCGCTTGATGCGGTTTTCAATGTTCTTTTGCTGTGAAGCAATCATTTCTTCATTAAAACGCCGAATGATGTTGTCAGCAGTGCGAGTGACTTCACCCACACCAGCAGGGCCAACGGACACTTCAAAATTCTTCATGTCACGAATGGTTTTCACCAAGTCGCTATCAATGGTAAAGCTACGTTCAAATATCTTGTCGTAGTCTTTGCCAAGTTCTTTCATCCTGTCGCCAACAAAAGCAGGCGTGATGTTTTCCGTTGTCTTTCCAGTTGGTGTTGAAGCAAGTTCAGTAACAATTTTTTCGTTCTTGGCTTTTTCAGCCTCTCTAAATCCAGGAGAAGCAAGAGGTCTGTCTTTGCGTAATTGTGCAGGCTCAAGAACAATGCCTTTGCTTTCAGCCCACTTAGCAATGTTTGCAATTTCTGGTTGAGTTGTACCAACAGCCATGCGCCCAACAGCGCCAAGTGCTTTAGGCGCTTGCTCTAATGCTTTTACGCCAGCACCCATGCCAACAACACCGGGCAACCCGGCTTGTTCTGCAAGTTGTCCACCAACATCAGCAGCGGCAAACCCAGCTCCACCAGTCAACATTCTGCTGGTTGCTGGAGTTGTACCCAATGCTTGACCCAGAGCTTGTACACCTCTGCCAGCCGCTTTCACAGGGGCATAAGGCACATAGCGCATACCTCTGCCAATTTTCTCAAGTGCTTTAGGCCCAGCCAAACCAACGCCAGCACCTAACTCAGCGGCAGTTCCAACACGCCCAACATCAAATTCTTTTTCTTCTGATGGCGGGAAGAATCCCAAGGCCTCCATTCCGGCAGCAGCGGCCTCTGAACCTTTGCGTACAGCTTCCTTTGTCTCCGGCGTAGACGGCGTAGCACGTTGCTTGGGATAAATCCCAAACGCAGCACCGCCACCCTGTTCGGGTTTTGCAGTAGATGGGTCAAAACCTCCCGCAAGAGGCTTGGCTGTAGTTGGGTCAAATGCCATTATTCAATCTCCACCCATTGACCATTTCTTTTAACGGCCTTGTTTCCCGCAGCATCTGTAAATACTTGCTCTCCAGGTTGTGCTTTTTGTTTTGCAGACACAGGAGCTGGAACGGCAGCAGGAGATACTGGCTCTGGCGGCAAATCTTTGGGCATTTGAATGCCAGATGAAATTGTCGGTGTCTGCAACAATCCTTTTATTTTTGAATCTAGCGTTTTTCTGTTTTTTCTCAATGTGTCCAGCACTGTATCAACATCAAAAGGAACAACCCTGTTGATTTCACCAAGCATGGCTTTTGCAGAATCTTTTTGTTCAGGTGTTGCGCCAGGCATTTTTGAGTGAACGTCTATACCCGTTTGGATTTCCTGCTTGACACGGGCAATGTACAAAGCCATATTGATGGCTGAGTCGCCTTTCCGTGGTTTCAAAGAGTTAAAGCTCTGGATAGCAGCTTTGGTTGCGCCGCTTGCCAAGCCTTGTGCTTCAAGCCGTGACAACGCAGCGTCTAAGCTGTTTGTAATTTGCTCAAAAGCCTTCTCTTCTTTAGACGTGATTGTCCTGGCTGCAAGTGCGCTGATGCTTGACAGCGCAGTGTTCGGGTCTACTCCAATCATCCCGGCAAAAACTGGAGATTGAGCGGTTGCTGGCAACATTTGCATGTTCTTCAAGTCTTGCACAGCGTTGGCAATGTTTCCGTACTGGCGTGATGCAAACGTCAATGCGTTTTGACCTTGGCGACTGGCAGCAGGAACTTTTGCCGCTTTGTTTTCGGCGTTTATTTGTTTTAACAGTAGATTCTCTTCTTTCAAGCGTCTGTCATCAGCGGACTTTTGCAAATTGTTTTGCAGAGTCACACCTTTGTCTACGCTTGTACGCAATTCTTTGATGGCGTTAAGTGTGCCAATCATGCCCACACGGTCTTCCATTGCCTTGAACAACGGAGAACCAGACTTGGCTAACGCCAGCTTACGAGCAATGTCACCAGCCTCTTTGTCGTACTGGTACATCTTGACCGCTTCTTCATAGTCCTTTTCCAAAGTCTTCACAGACTCTTGCATAGCCTTGAAGTTCTTGTCAAAAGACTCTTTCTCTTTTTTGTACAGGTCAGCCTTACCTTTTTGGTAGCCTTCCAGCATCCCGTTCATGGCATACATGGCCTGTTGTGCGCTTTGTTTGCCACCTCCACCCACAGCCATACCAATGACGTTGACCAAAGAGAACAATCCAGCCAAGTCTTGTGCATTGTCTTTGGTGGGGGCAAAGGTCATCCCGGCAAACTCTTCACGCTTGCTCTTCAAAGCCTCACGTTCTGGCAAGGCACGAATGTCTTGAGCCGCTTTCTGCGCCAGGACTTGCTGGCTTTCCAAGTCTTGTATCTTCTGCTCTTGCTTGGCACGTTCGATGCCAACGTCAGCCATGCCAATGTCTTTTTCGGCCTTGGCTTGAGCCTCAAACAGTTCTGCTTCTACAGGCGCTTTCTCAGCAAGACCCACGTAGCCCTTGGGAGTTTTAGGCAAACCCTGCCCACCCAGCAAAGCTGCTGTTTTGGGTAGTTTTAGAGTGTCAGCCAGCGCCATATTAGGCCTCCGCTCTTGCAGTGGGTGTGCCAGCAGCGATTCTGGCAATGTTGTTAAAGTATGAAGAGGTCAACTGGTTAGCATACTGGTCAGCTTGCATACCCGTGCGGATAGCACCCAGAGCCATCTGGTCACCTATACCCGACAACTTCAAGCCGTAGTCGTATTGCTGTTGCAACAACTGGTTACGCAAAGCCTGCACCTGTGCTTCCATCTGCTGTGCGCCCACACCGCCTCTGCGCTCTGCGCCCTGTGCGGCCTGTGCCCGTGCCGCTGCGATAGCTTGCTGGCCTGTAGGAGTGAGTTCACCCCTCTGTGCAGCCGCTTGCAGTTCCTGGCCTTTAGCTTGGTAGGGGGCAGCCACAGCTTGTATTTCTTGTTTACCAGCCTGAGCAGCTTCACGTGCTTGTGTAGCTTGTCTTCCACCCAGCAAGGCTTGTACGCCAGTGATGCCCAGCCGAGCCAAAGTGTCTTTGCTCAACCCGGTAGCTTTAGCAGCCCTGTCCATCAAGCCAATGTCTTGGGTGGGCGCTTGGTCTGGCAGTGCGGTAGCCCTTCCAGCGCCTATGTCCATGTACTGCTGAATATCTGCTGGCGTAGGGGCCGTTGGTACTGATGGGACTCCACCAACCGCAAGTCTGTCTGCCGCACCCGCATACTCTGCTGGCTGCAATTCTCTGCCACCAACAGTAAGAGGTTCGTAAGCTGGGAAACTAGAAATTTCTGGGGGCGGGGCAGCGGAAACAGTTGTGGAAAACTGAGGCTCTGACCCAAAAGATGTGTCTACAGGCATCGATGAACCAGCGTCTGTAGGCACTTGTCCAGCACCCATATCCTGCTCTGTCATCTCAAATTCGTTTTCAAAAGAGGGCACTCCAGTGTCTGCATGTGGCTTACCAGAGCCTCCTTCCGCCTTCAACAGAGCTGCTTCCTGGGGGGTAATGTAGGCCAGCATGTGCCCTTTCGGGGCTTTTGCTTGCAACAGTGCGGCAATCTGGCGCACATCTGCGCCAATACCAGTCATTTTCCTGAGTGCTGAAGCCATTTACAGTCCTAGCGCATCTTTAAGACGCAGTGATTCCTCGTTCCACACATTCTGGCGAGGCTTACCCGATTTCTTACCCTCAATTTCACCCGCTCCACGGTATCCTGTCAATGCCTGTCCCAGAGTGGTAGAAGGGTAAAACGGAGCCTGTAGTGTAGTGCCCAACTGGGTGGTTTGTCGCCCAGGAGTCTTAGGAGACTTGCCACCATAAATAAATAAATCAGGTCTATAACCATCTTCTTTTTTAGGAGTCGGTTCTTCTTCATCACCCGCTTTAGTACCGCCGCCTACAGTGCCTGTGCCGCCTGTACCAGCACCAGTACCATCACCTGTTCCAGCGCCAACCCCAGGAGTTCCACCACCACCACCACCTGCACCACCAATCAAGGCAGAAATTTGTTGGTCACCAGTTCCATAGCCAGGACGTTCTATAACCCCTCCACCGGGCAAACCTGAAATAACAGCAGGTGCAGCACCACCAGCTCTTTTTGCATCTATTGCTGCTTTTCCAGAAACCGCACCAGTAGAAGCATTGCCTGTAGATTTGTCGCTAATGATGACAAGGTTTTGACCTGGGCCACCACTGCTAGGTTTTCCTTCAGTATCAAATGTTGGACGTTTTGTGGTTGCGGTTACACCAGCGCCTCCAGTTGGGTCTACCAAACTTCCATCAGGGCCAGCAACATATCCTGTTTCATAATATATTTGCTTTCCTTGTGGCGCTCCAGGGTCATAGGTAACAACATACCCATATGGTTTTCCATCTGGAGTAACACCAGTAATAGAACGTTTATATGTAGTTATTCCCTCTTCTGTTACTGGAGATATAGGACTTGCTTTTTCACCTTCTTTGCCTAGCAATTCAGGTATTGCAGAAATACGTGCAAGCTCTAGCGTGGCGGCATCATCGCCTCCGGCAACCTTAACCCCTGGGTCTGCGCCAGGAGCAGATGGTTTTGTTTTGTCATCTCCAGAGGAAATTGCTGCTCCAACAGCACCAGCCGCACCTGTAAGCGCCCCTGAAACACCACCAGATACAGCTCCACCAGCGGTACGTGCAGCTATATTACTGCCAGTGGCAGAGCCAATAGAAGAACCAACAATTGCTGCTTTTGCATTTCTAATTGCATCAGCTTCATTTCCACCTGTTGCAGCCGTCTGAACTATAGAAGCTCCAGTAGACGCAATAAGATTTGTAACCGCTGGAATTCCAACAAGTTCATTTATTTTTTGTGCAACAGCAGGTGAGCCTGTTTGCACACCCGCAGTAACAAGTGCATCTGTTACCGCTTTGTCTGCTGGAACACCTCGAGAAATTGCAGTTCCCGCATTTGCTAATGCAGTACCAACAGTTGTGGCCTGTGCGGTTGCAGCCGCTGCCGCAGCACTTGCTTGGGCAGCAGTTGCTCCAGATGCGGTTGCGGCGGCAGAGGCTTCTGCTGCGGTAGTCATTAAACCAGATTCCATCAATAAAGCGCCAATTTCTGCACCAACAATAGGAATAGCAACAGCTAACCAAACAGGGGCAATATCCGCAAGGCCCCTAGCTTGTAGTCCACCAAAGTAACCGCCTCCAACAGCAGACTGACCAAAAACTCTTGAGGAAATTCTTTTTTGGTCTTCAGGAGGCAATATTTCTATTGGCAAAGCGCCACCAGATGCAACAGGTACAGGGCCAGCCGGGGTTATTTCTTCAATATACATTTCACACTCCCAAGGACGATGCTATCTGTTGATGAATAGATTGATGCACACCAATCCAGTCGTAAAAATCATCTTCTACATTCCAATCACTGTCTAGCAACTGAAACGGGTTATCCAAGTTCAAGATAACAGCTAACTGCTGATGTTCTTGGTTATGCACAAACAACCAGTCATCCAGGTTTGCAGGGTCAGCATCTGTGATGGGGTACTTCTGCACAAGTATTCCTTGGTCAGCAAGAATCTCGTAGAAAAGCTGGTGTTGCACACCGTTCTCAAACAAGAATTCTCCGAGGCCGTCCTTGTCCCCAAACTTGACGTAGGACAAGGCTTCCATGTTCATGGTTTGTCTGCCTTATTGTCTAGCTTGTTGAAGATTTGTTTGAGGATATCTTTAACTTCAGAGATATCAACACGGTAATCATCTTTTGCCACATACTCTTTAGGAAGTTCATTTATCTTGTCCTCCAGACGTTGAATTTGCTTTGTCGCATTGTTGAATACAAAGACAGCAAGAAAACCAGCTATGCTGACTACGGCGTTGAATATCTGTTGGTTATCCATGTTAGACAGCGTAGTAGGGGACTTTTACTACTGTCCCGTTGAGGTTGACTTGCATGAATCCAGCAGGTTGCAGAGGCAAACTTGCTATACCATATGTTGCTGTGACAGTGGTGTTTGACACATGGTTAAGCGTAGTTACGTTGGCAGTACCACCAATAATAGTTACGTTAGCTACAGTTAGGTTGCCTACGTTACTGGTAGTGCCACCTAATGTGAGAGTGGTGTTACCAAGTGTTAGGGTGCTGTTAGCTAGACCACTGTTTGGAATGGTTAACGATGCTGTTACAGGGCTTGTGTTGTTAGCATACATGTATCCTGTAAGGGTTGTAACGGTCAGACTGGTTATGTTTGTTGTATCACCCGCATCTACTTTTTGCCAAATACTTCCGTTAAATACAGCCCAGTCACCCACACCCCACAAAGTAGTGCCATTTAAGTTGGTAGAACCAGCTACAGACACAACATAGTAGTCACCCTTAGTGCCCACGCTAGAGACAAGCGTAGGATTATTCGTACTTGCGTCCCAAGTACCTTTGTAATTAAGAGCGCCTATAGCGTTAATGACTGAACTGACTGTTTTTAACATGGTTTACCTTATGAACCATCGCCAGGTGTCACGTAGATAGTAGCGTTGCTACTAACGGTAATGCCTGTGAAATAAGCGTTGGGTAAAAAAGAAAGAATCTCATCTGTACCTGGCAACAGTGGAATAGATGAGCCTGTGGTAGTAATGACTGAAGCATTACTATTTGCACTAGCACCATCTGCACCGTAACCTAGAAAGACAGTAACAGAACCAGCGTTGATGATGCGGTACTGATTACCACCCAGCGTGGTAGATACGGCTTGTACAGCAGTAGGTGCTGTTGTAGCCGCTAGAAAGGTGACAGTGTTACCTGTCCTTGTGAAAGGTGAATTAACGCTCATGTTTATGCTCCTTGTAGTGCGGCAATTTGTGCTTTTGCTGTGTCAAGCTCTGCTTTGAGTTCTTGAATTGCTGCAGTCAAAGTGGCAACCAAAAATGATGTGTCAATGCCTTGATACTTAGGCACTTCACGCTCGCCCATTACCGCATCAACAAATGGTGTCAACTCAATACCATCTGCATCGTATGTTGCAGCAATAGCGGGGGTGATTTGATATGGCTGCATTTGTGTGCCATCTTTTTCGCCCAATACGCAATCTGGAACAACCTCTTGTAATTCGTGAGCAATAAAACCTTGACCATGAGAGCCGTTTGATTTCCATTTGTAGGTGACTGGTTTAAGCAAGGCTACTTTAGCCAAAGCCCCAGTCATCGGCGCAATGTTTTCTTTCAAACGATAGTCAGAAGATGTGACATAGGATGTGGCAGTAGTTGTGATTTGTACTGAGCCAACCTCAGTTCCTTGCCTTGCAAAAGAAACCACAATTCCATCTGAACTATTGCGATTGAATCGACCAGCAACTGTGTTATCTCTTGA